GAGTAGCAGCCCCGTAGAATGAAGGCGAGCCGAACCCCGGCATGCATTGCGAAACTGGATTTGCAAAAGGTAACGCCATGGAAGTTCTCCTTGGGGTTGGAAGGAGAAGGTTGAATCCGGGTCACAGGCCCAGTCTGCCTTCTCCTCCCTTGGCTCGTTAGGTGATCGATGTGAAGGGCACGTTCATCCTGGGCGAGATGCAGCTCAGATTCCAGGTCAGATACATGCACGACACGAGAACACGCTGGTTCGACGGCTTCAGGAACGGATCCACGTTGAAATAATCCGCCTCGTGAAAGACCGGGAAGATGTACTTCGAATTCAACAGCAGGGCCTGATTCGCGGTCGCGAAGTAATCGGCAACCGTCACCGCGTTGTTGAACAGGAAGTGATTGCGGAAGCCAACCTGCAAGGCTTCGTCATCCTGCATTCCCTGGCCAAATCGGATGTTGGCGACAAACTGATTCTTGAACGCCGCATACGATGTCCGGTTCATTACGAACAGATCGGGCTCGTCATAGCCCCAGGTGACGGACTGGTATCCGGGCTCAGCAGTCGCCGAAGACAAGGCAGCGGAACCGCCGGCCACAGCGGTCGCGGCCAGCCACCAGGCATTCGCCGAGGACGCACGATTAATGCCCGCGATCGTATTCGTGGTCGACACGACCCACGAGTTGAGATCGTCCACGTCAAGCGAGGTGTTCTGCGGCGAGGTGTGCCACAAGGCGCGCGAGAGCTTCTGCAGGAAGCTGCCGGATGCGGTCTGGAATTTCGCCCGGATGATGTCCAGGTTGTTCGAGCCGCCGCGGTTCAGAATGATGTCGGTGATCGGAATCACGACAGGCTGGCGGTAGGGCTTCCATTGCTGGTTCGCCGGCTGCACGGAATCGACAACCGAGGTGTCAAGCAACTGGTCGCCGTAATACGCGCCACCGGGGAGCTCTTCCTGGTAGATTTCCGGGAAGATCAGTTCGCCGGCGCCAAACCGTTTGCCCTCTCGGGTGAGAGCCCAGAAAACGGGAGAAGGCTTGAACACGTTGTCGCCGAGGACAGGGACGATAAATTTCTGGGAAATCGCGTTGACAGTGTTCGAAAGCTGCACCGGCGGCGATGCTAGTCCCAGTCCAACCACGCTATTGGCCATGATGGCTGCTCCTGGTCCAAGCGAAAGGGGGAGGATCGCCGGACGGGTTGAAGGTTAAAAAACTGAAGCTGACATTATTCTCAGCCCCACCAAAACTTGCTTACTGAACTCCACCACCAAAACTGGCCGTCGAAAGCGCCGATTTCAGAACATCTTCATCCGACATCGCTTCCGACATCGCTTCTTCGAAAGACTTGACGGCGCGAACCTTGTTCCCCTTGGAATCGGTGCGCTCGTTGTAGGGAACGAATTCACCTTCCTTGGGCTTGGCCGTCTGCGTAAGCGGATTGCGCGACGGAGGAGTCAGGGTAGAGATGCGATTCTTCTCCTCGAGATCCTTCGTGGTCTTGGCAATCAGCGCAGCGCGCTCCGCTTCAAGTTCGGCCTTTTTACGATCATTCCAGGTCAGCCGGTCCACCGCATCGGGGATCTGAAGGAATCCATCCTTGTCCTTGAGCCCATGCTCGGAAGCGTATTTGAAAGCAGCCTCGTAATCGACCTTGACGTCCTTGGGCAAATCCTTGATCGCAGCGGCAAACTGCTGCTGATACGTGTCGTTCAGGTAACGGCCAACCGAGGTATTGACCACACCGGTCACCTTGCCGAGCGAATCGGTGAAGGTAGTCTTGAGAGAATCGAATTGAGCCGGCAGCGCGTCGATCTTAGTCTGAAGTTCGGTATACTTCTGGTCGCGAGCCGCAAGTTCCTGCTTCACAAGTTTGACCACAGGACCGAGCAGCGGATCAGATTCGTCCACACCGAATTCAGTAGCGGCGGCAGTACGAATTTCAGCAGTCGTAGGCTGCTTGACGGTCTGCACAGTCTGAGGAGGAACGATTCTGCCATCCTGCGCAATCCAGCCGGCTTTGACCGCATCCTGAAACTTGGCTGCGAATGCAAGCTCGGCCTGACCGAGAGTGTTCTGGCGCTGTTCGATCTGCGCCGTCAGAGCCTGGCGCTCGGCAGCCGGAAGAGAGCGGATTTCGCCAACGTTGACCGTGGACCCATCCGGCAGGTTCAGCACCATGTCATCCGGGTACTTCGCGTTCAAAAGAATGTCTTTCAATGCCATGGGGGACTCCTTCTATTGTTGTGATCCCATTCCGTTGACCGGTGCGTTCTGGCCAGCGGGATTGGGAATGGCTGCATTGTTGGCGATCGGACCAGCCGCAGCCGTGGTAGCTGCTGCCTTCTCCGCTTCCTGGATACAGTTGTCGAGGTACTTGACGACCTGAGCGAGATTGCGCGTGACACCGGGCATGGTGAAGGCAGCGCGCGTGTACTGCTGCACGGCCATTGACTTCATCGAAGTCAGAGACTTTATCATGGCGTCGGGATCGGCGCCCTGAAGCTCGGCCAGTTGCTGAGAGAGCTGAAGGCCGGCAGGGGTTGATGGAGGGCCTGCGGATCCACCCGGACCGGGAGGACCACCCTGACCCGTCATCCCCGGCGGAGGAGGCATCGGACCGCCGGGGCCTACGGGAGGGCCGCCGTTAGGCGCTCCTCCTGCGAGTTTCCCGATCAGTTGCCGCGCCATCATCTGCGCCAAGGCTGGATTCCCCGCTGCCATTTAGATCAAATCCTCGTTCGATGCTTACCTGTTTACCAGCCCGGCTTCGATCCGCCCTCGGGAATCAGGCCCAGCGGATCCTTGGGCTGAGCGATCGGGTTGTTGTTCACGTCGGGACCGGGCTCGTTGCCTGTTCTTCCGACCGTCAAAGGCGACTTAAGCACCTTTTCGTCAAACGTGTTACCCATCGCTTCCTTGATCTTCGCCATTTGCTGCTCCTTCAGGGGGTGAGGTTGGTGGTACTAAAATGTCCGGATTTTCCGGCTTACTTCCTCTTTTTGCCGACCCTGCGATCCACGTTCCGGGTCATCTTCATGATCTTGCAGCTTTTCATGTTCTGCTCCAAAGTCTGAGTTGGGAGTCGAGCCGAAGCGGGTTTCCCCGGCTCCGGCCTTCCTCCTGTCTTGCGCATCGAACGCTTTCGACGGGGAAGATGGGGTCTAGTCCCCCACCAAATCCCATCTCGCCGCCGAACGAGGAAAGATGTTATTCCTTCCTCTACTTGCGAGCGGCGGCGCGCCGACGCCTGGATCGTCTACCACCACGAGAAGCCATCGTGCGTACCTCCTTCGCTCCGGGTTGCAACGGCTTTGCCGTTGCTGGCTAAGAAGACGGGGCGCGAAGGACAGCATGCACCGTCTCCGGGATGAGCTAGGTCCGCTTCGATCCCTTACGGGAATTCTTAGCGGCCCTGGCACGCATGTCGCGCAGGAACTTCCGGGGTTGACCAAAGTCTTTGACGACGCGGGGATCTGATTTAGAGGGAGTTCCGGCCATCTGGACTGAGGCTCCTTTCGGGAGTTGATGCGACGACGGAGGCTAAACGACGGAAGAACTACTTCCGGCGATGCTCTTTCTTTGCCTTGCGACGAGCCATGATATTTCTCCTTCCGCACGAACGAGGCCTGAGCCGATGTGGGTGCGATTGGAGAAAGAATAGTGGAAAAAGAAAGCGAACGGGGAGAAGGGGCATAACACTAAACCTCGTATTTTTATTAGGCATAAACTGGCAAGATGCGGTATAGTAGGGCTAAGGAGAAACCATGCCAGAAAAAGGTGAAATATCCATCCACGAAGCACGACTCTACAGAGTGTTCACTGCCGCTCCTACTTCGTGGCTAACTAACCGGGAAGTAGCAGAAGCGGCCAAAATCGCCGAAAGAACGGCCAGGCTTCACACGCTAAGACTTGTTCAATTGGGGATTTTGGATCTTGCTGAAGTTTTCCCGGCGCATAAATTCAGACTCGCGCAACAAGCCGATAAACGCAATCGCGGCTACCTAACGCGACTTGAAAATGTGTGTGAGGTGTTCGGACTGACCAAATAAAAACACTGTATTGCGGCTTGGCATGGTGAAGCACTCGGTCAGAGATATGGATTTCGCACGAAAATCCTGGCCGAGTGTTTTCTTCCAAATCTAAATTCATAAGTGGCTATTCCAAACTCGCTTAGAGTTCCCTCGCGAATCCACTCGTAAATAGTCGGCGGCTTTCTACCCATCAGCCTTGAAAATTCGACTATCGTCAGCCAGTGGCCTGACCACGAGCACTGTGGTATTGCAGGCACGCGAGCAGGTTTGGCGGCGTCAATCTCTTTCATTATTTACGCCCTGATTTCACTTTTGCTAAAGCTTGCAAAGCCATTTGCTCTTGCTGATCATGTGCAATGTTGTCCGCATCCGGATAACCTAAAACTCTAAGCCCCCGCTCAGTTCCGATTACCCCTTTCCCCATCAAATCCGGAGTTAATTTGCGAATAACCGCTTCAGACAACGGACGCACGCTCGATTGATCCAGAGCTAAATCGTAAGTGGCCGGATCAACTTGACCCGCCCACGCGGCCAAAGTTAAATTATCTACGCCTTGATACGGAAGAGTCGATTTGTCTTGATACCGACACATGCAGTCGAAAAAGAAAGTCCCGACTGATTCTGCCGTCTCCGACAAAAACCGTCCAGCCAGTTGCAACAATCCCGACGACTGCAAAACAGAGGAATCGAACAGATCAGTCGACACATTCCCCGCGCCAGGATCACCCTGTCTGGACGCTGAGAAGCCAAGCACGTCATTTTGGAGAGCCAAAAGCTTTTCAGCCCCTTGAAGAGAACTGGCGGGCATAGCTGACGGAGTGATCGGCTGAGGTGGCCGGCTGCCTGGTTTGATCGTCACCACCTCACCGGGCAGACCTCCAAAACCGTCGATATCTATCCCGGTATTCTCGTCTATGACCCATAGCGCGTTGTTCATGCGCAGGCCGTTCTCGAAAATTTGAGAGTAGAATCGCTGCGCCAGCCGCTGCATGTTCTCGGTCATGCGCGTGACGGGGATTCCCCATGGGCCGAAAAGAGGAGGCAATACATAGTTCGGGAAGATCGGAAACCTCGGCGCCGTGATGTCGCGACGCGGCGGATAGGGATTGTCGCCGTCCTGAAGGATCACGCCCTCACACTCGACCAGCCAGCGGCCGTTCGGATATTTGAGCCTGACTTCCGGATCGATCAAAGAAGTTGTCGGCACATCGGGCTTCTCAACCGCCTCGCGCGTGTAGTCGCGGCAGAAGCAATGGCGAACGAGGACACGCCATTCGGAACTTTGAGTTTTGGCATTCTGACCGGGAGTACCAGGCATGCTGCTCATCGGTCCCGGCGGCTGCGATATCCCATAGCCTGAATCGCCGGAGAACGGCTGGAACCCGCCACTCGTATGCCGCGGCGAAATGGCTCGCGATGTCTCCGGCCACTTCAGCCGGACATCCTCGAGATTCATCCAGGTTCCCCAGCCGGCGTAGCTAGGATTCCAAGTGTAATCCGTGCCTGGATCAAAGAAGATCAACCGGGGATCGACCGACCGAGCCCACATCCCGCCGCGCGCCCGACTCAAGTCCGGATCAAACCCGGCGACAATCCAACCAGCTCCGCAGTACCGCGCAGTCAGCCCGGCCATCAAGAGATGAAGATTCATTTTACTGATCTGCCACTGCGCTTGGAGAGAGACCTCACGTGCCAGATCGCGCGCAGACGATGAGGGAAAAGAAGAATCCGCTTGCTGCGCACCTTGGTAAGACGGATCGGAGGAACCAGCAGAAGGAAACACGTACATGCGTGGAGACAGGTTGCTTACTTGATTCGCTTCCTCAAGCATGATCCGCTGGAGCATCGGGATAGACAACGAGGGCCTGTAGACCGGACCAGGCGTCATCGCATCAGATAAATTGTAAAGATCTTCTGCAGACTTAGCGAAGTTCTCACCCAACGATTTATTACGGGCCGAGTCAGAAGCTTCTACCCAAGAATTTATGTGCCGAGCGCGAGGGTCCATCGACTCTTGCTTCGCAGACTTGCGCGACGGATTCGAGATCAGGAATACGTTGGCCATCTAATCTCGACCCTTCTTTCTATGCACGCGACCGGCTGCGTCGTTTAGTCGCACGATGGTGAAACTTCCCTGCCTGAGCATTCAATGCAAACACGCCACGGCCGCGAACTTTCGGATCGCTGCTGTGGGAATCCTTCTCCGCCTGCTGGTGCAAAGAAACTCCACGACGCTTGGCCTTGGCTGTCTCCGCACCTTTTTTGGACGGATGCACCGGATTCCACTCGCCGCGCGCAAACTTATGTTTGGTTGCCATTGGACTCGCCTCCTATCGTAGCATCCCTTTACCACACAAGCACATCAATTACGTCGCCGCTCGTTCCGACGATGTAAAACTGACTCGCGTCCCCCTGTTGCCCAGAGACCGTGCCTGTGCTGCCGGCGCCACCGGGAGTGAGAAGGATCCCTTTGCTGGACGAGACCGTAGAGTCCCCATATCGGATATTGTGCGCGGCATTGTTCTGAATGGTCATCTGGTTAAAGTAAGTGGGCGTGGCGGATATTTGCGTCGCACCTGTGCCGAGAGTGACCTGGATCAAACGTGGAGTCGTAGCCCACGCCGCCAAGGCGCAGAACAAAACTACAACGAAGAAAACAACGATTTTGCGGAAACGAGAAATCATGGTTACGCCCTCTTTCTGGTACGACGGGCCTGAGACTTCTTCACCACAGAGTTTGCGCCGCGAATTGCACGTGAATCCGAGCCTGTCCGCTCGAGGATGCTGTTGGCCACATCCCGCCACTGACGCTTGCGCTTCGGTGACTTGACAGATTTGTTGTGCTTCGAAACGTCACTAGCTCGCCATGGCACGATTCTACCTCCGCTTCGCCGCCGGTCGCGCTGGAGTGCGCTTCGGAACCCGCTTCGCGGATCGCGCAGCCACAGGCGCCGCTGCCGCTGCTGCTGCAGCAGCAGCAGCCCGTTCAGCGTCCTGTCTCGCCTGAAACGATCGATTGGCCTGCTGAACCATATCATTGTGCCAGGAAGGATCTACCCGCGCAGGAGCAGGCGGATCGTAGCGGTTGCCTATCCGGCCCAGCATACGAGGGATCGCCAGGAGAGTGTCCGCAGCGGGATTATCCTGTGGCATGGGTCAAGCTCTCCTTCCGCCGACGCGAGGACGGCGACGCTTGGCCGAGCCACGGGAATGGCCGCCGAAGGAATGGGCAGCGGGGGATGAAGCCTCCGCCCCCGCTTCTTGAGCTTGCCCATCCCGAGACGATTTCTTTTTGCCGGCCCTGGTGCTGAGCACCTTGCCTGCGTGGCCCAGCGCTTCTTCAGCGGTCGAAGCGACGCGGCGGATGGTGCGACCGCCCTCGTCCTTCTTGGTCGATCGCTGATAATGCTTGACGATGTAACCGTTATCGGCGGGCTCGATTGTAACTTCCGGATCGTCCATCATGCGCGCGCCGACTTTCTCTTCCCTCTACGGGAGCTTGACACGCGATGAGGCGTCGAAACTGACCCACCGCCGGAGCGCCCTGAAGGACGAGCTTCAGCGGAATTGTATTCCTTGCGCGGATTCTGGGGGAGGGAAGAGCGGAACTCAGGCGGGGCTCCGGAGTCCTGATATTTTGCGCGGGCAGTCTCAGACATGCGTATCCCTCTGCTGGTTGGAAGGATATTATGTGTGGGTAGGGAGTGGAGTTTTAAGCCATAACACTAAGAGAAAACAGATTCGCCGTCCGGCTCAGCTTCGGTCGATTCTTCCTCTTCGTCAGCCTCGTCCGGTTCGTTCGCAACTAACTCACCAGGCTCACCCACCTCCAACCCAGCCACCTCGGCCGCGTCCATCCGCAGCCAGCGGCCCAGGATCGTCGCCGGGGTCTCCGTCGATTCCGCTTCCGTTTCTTTCGTATATTGCTCAAGGTTGGTGATGATCGTCGTCGCTTCTTTCAGATCGATCGCGCCGCCCATGATCAGAGTGTCGAGATTCGCCATCAGGTCGTGACGGAAGGCGGCGTAGGCCGCTGTCTTCGACTTCTTCCGGTTCTTGTTGAACGTCTCGCCGATCTCGCGGAACAAGCGCCGGGCATCGGAGCGCTCGGTCTCGGTAGGGACGATGACGCGAGGTGCGGATGTATCGGACTTGGGAACTAGCTTTTGGATGGCTTTGGGGAGGGCTGGTGCTTTAACCGCAGCAGGCCGACCAGGTTTCCGCTTCCAATCCGTCTGCTCCGGCCTTACGTAAGCCTCTCCATGGTTGCCGTCCAGTACGATCCGCTGCCCGAACCATCCGAGACCAAACTTCTCCGGGTTGCTGATGATCTCTCCCGCGAACGTGTGCCATGGATGCGACGGGTCGGTGATCGTCACGCGAACTCCAAGGGGGATGGCATGTTCTATTGGCCTGGTGGCAACTTCGACGCCGCCGGCCTCAGCTTGCTCTTTCTTTGGACGACCGGGGCGCCGTCCGCGAATCCGCCCTCCTGCTGGGCTCGCATCCGCGGACTGGGCTGGTTTGTCGGTTGCGGGGCCTGCTGGCCCGGCTTCGAGAACGGCAGTACGCCATCCCTTAAAGTGCTTTGCGCGCGCAGCAGGCGCTGGTGTGCTGTCAGGCCCTGCGCCCGCTGGCTCGAGAGAGCCTCCAGCCGGTCGTCCGTCAGAAGGACGTGATTTGAACGCTGGTGCTCGGAAGGTGGATCGGAGCTGGCGGGTGCGGGGGGCTGTTGGCTTGGGTTCTGAAGGAGCGTTGCCAAGAAAGCTGCGAAGGTCGTCGCTGAGGCTTCCGTCGGAAAGGTCAGGATCAGTTGGTTGTTGTTCTGTTCGATCATCTTGAATCACTCCTCGACCTCCAAAATCGTCGCAGGCTTCTCCAGCCCTATGCCTGCAGCCGCCACAGATTCTATACTCAAAGGCTCACCGGTAACCGAACACCGATCGGAACAAATTCGCCGATTACCCCACTTATCGATATGAATAAAGTACCAGTGAGGGCCGTTGCCACCGCTCCATGTAACTCTGACCTTGGTCCCCTCCACCAAAGCTTCAGCTTCTTGTCGAGTGAGTCTACGCATAGCTACCACCATTCCGGTTCAAGACAAATATCTACACAAGGAAGGCACATGTAGTTTGTGCCGAAGTGACCTTCACATTTTCCTGACTCGCGAAAGACTCGTGTACCGGCGGGAATCGTGTGCTGCATGTCCTTCTTCCAGCCAAAACAGGTGTGTTCCTTCCGCGTGATGACGAGTTTCGTTTTTCGCGCTTCGACCTCCGCCGGGAAGTCGTCGCCAGCACCGGGATCGAAGTTTAAATACTGTTCATCAGTGTGAGTCGGCGCTGGGCCTTTACGATGAATGCGTGTGCTTTTGCTCTTCGGCATCAATCCTCCCAATCCGGAATCTCGACAGTCTGCCCTTTCAAAGAATGAAAACAATCGGCGAGGAATTGAATCCGACCATCCGTAATGAAAGAGTGACAACGAGAACTTGGAACATCTTTGAATATCAACAGAGATGGAGTGATCGTCGGTGCGTCAACTGAGCCGTTCCACTGCCAGCTTTGATTAGTCGGATGACGCGCTGGGTCAGTGTGAAACGGGTGACTGTACCCGCAACCAGGGCAATGGAACACCCAAATACCGTTGCCGTAGCTACAAATCTTCGCACTCATATGAACTCCAACCTGTTCATCCGCTGCTTTTTCTTCGCGTAGATTTCCAACTTCTTGAGATGATCGTTACCGGTTGTAATCAACGTACCCATGCCCGTCACGGAGGGATCGCGCAGCCAGGTAGGCATCTGACCGCGTACAGGTTGAAATCCCGCAGTTTCGAGTTCTTCTTTCGTCATCATGGTGTTCTTGCTTGACCTGTGTTGGCACGCGAACTGATGGTTCTGTTCTTTGGCGATCCAACCGAGGAAGCCCGCCATCAAGACGTCGTCGTGGCCCACAGCGACGTTCCATCGCCAGGCCATCTCCATCTTCGCTTTTTTCATCTGTGAAACGAACACCTGGTCTTTAGGCACTACTTCTTTGCGATAGAGGGAATTACGAAACATCGAGAACATCATTTTTCGATAACGATCAGAAGTTTCAAATCCGTAAGCCACGCCCTGCTTCGATCTATCCACACGATCGTCGCGACCCTTCCAGATATATTGGTTCGGGTAGTACAGACGATCACGAAGCTCGCGCATGGTAACGTAGCCAATGTTGTTAAGTTCGACGTTGAGCATCGCACCATTGAAGTAGTAGCCAAGGGCTGCGGCAACAGGCGCGAGTTCTTCGGGTGACACACGCGACATGTACCGCGCCGCCAGATCGCCGGTCTCTGCGTTCCACACTACAATGGCAGCGTAATCGCCGGGGGCCATCGTATTTTCTTCACCGCGCGCGGAGTCTACGCCCGCAAAATAGTGATGAGATTTTTGAGGCGTCTCGTAGACAACCAGCGGCCCGTCCGTTCCTTTTTGCAACTCTCCGTGCTTGAGGTCGTTTGAGAGAACACACCGACCACGGAACGGGGGAATTTTTACGACAGCATTTTCTGCGAACTGAATCTCCTCAATAGTGAAAGCAGGGTTGCCGGTGGCGATGAATGATTCCTCTGAAGTAGCCGGATATTCCGCTCTCCACTTCTCAATGATCCCCTCGCATTTGGTCGATAAGGTATCGCGAAACCACGCAATACGATCCTTTCCAAGTTCTACTCTTTTCCCCGTTCGCCAGTGTTTGACTCCTGTCATCAAAAACTTTTCATATTCGTCACGAGGAGCATCGGCAGCTAACTCGGCTGGAAGAATGTATGCCGGGTCATCCCACCACGGCAAGAATATAGGAAGGAACTCGTTCTCCTTAGCAACTGCCGCCTCCCAATACTGATAGTAAGATTCTCCAGGGCCTTCCATTCCGTTGCTAGTACTTTCAATTATGCACACATTATTGGGGTCCATACTTAACGTGTTTAGCAATGAAGTGAAGGCCCCTTCGTAGGGATAGAAGGCCGCTTCTGTGAGGTGCAAGAAACTCGATGTCAGTCCACGTTGACCGTGTACCGTCGCCGCCGTATGGTGAGTGAATTGCGAATCAGGACCGTCGGAGTGGGGCCAAATCAATGTCTTCTTTGTTGGCTTTGGCGCACCTGGATACAACTCACGACAATCCTCACGAAACGTGCACGCCATGGAAAAATTAGCCGCTGCTACTTCAGCATTCTGCGCGATACAACGAGCCAAAGAACCGGGATGAGCTATGCAGTGAGCCTGCCCAAAACCAGTAGCAAGTGTTGATAGCCCTACACGACGAGCTTTGTTGAATATTATGAAGAGCCGACGACGACGAGCAAGATGCTCCTTCGCCATCTCTATCACTTCTAATTGCTGCTGACGAAGTGTAAAAGGAATGAGAGTGCCCGCATCACGGTCACGAATATTGAGCCGAGAAAAGAACCTAGTTACGTGATTCAAATCTAACGGCAAATGTCATCTCCAAATCACCACTTACTTCGGGCAAACTTTCCGAATAAAATCCGCGCAGCTTCCATGTACATCGCGCTACCCTCTTCCAAAGTGTCACACACTCCCAAGTGTATTTCCGTTCCCCAGTACCTTATCCGCGCCACGTATTTGCCGGTCCACTTACCTTTGTACTTTTGATAGCGCACTCCCTTAACTCCGGTTTCGCTGTCTCGACGTACTCCCTTGTTAGCTTCGTTTTGACTACGATCGGCTATGCGGATGTTGTAATTGTCAAGAGTCTTGCCGCCGCGGTGCTCTGCTTCCCTCTTGTCTTTTTCCGGTGGCCCCAGGCCGAGAATCTGGCGAGCCATAGATATGCCTTTTCCATCTTGACGCCGATATGCATACCACCCATCATCCAAAAGAGCGGCATACCACGACCACCGCTGCAACTTCACTATCTGACGAGGTTTAACCGTAGTTACTTTGCCTTTAGTCAATGGAATATAACCGACGCCGTTCTTGATCCAACACTTGCGGATATCCAAGTCGTCGCACGATGTTGATAGACCCTTTAACAACTTGCACTGCATCACATGATAGATACCCTTACAACCGCATCGGCACCGACACACCCACGTGGGAGCCTTTCCGTAGTAGGTACCGTAAAAACTCAACACAGTCCACAGCCCGAACTTTTTGCCGGACAGATCCATCTTCGGGTATGATTTCTTTGGGGTCATGGTCATTCCTCCAGAATGATTAGGCTTGCCGAGTGAGCACACACTCTGACCCCATTATCATACCGTAATCAATTCCAGATTGGCATCACGATTATCCAAAAAGTCGCCGTTCTTGTGCCGGACTCTCTCGTTCGCACCCAGCTTTCTTCCCAGGTGCATTTCCATGATCACATCTTCCATGAACACAGCCGCGTCTCCGTCAATTCGATACACATGGCCTTCCAGTATCCGACGCTGATCTTCAGGAGTGCAGACCGGAGGGAGAGGAGGCTGGTCCTGCTGTTGCCTAAGCGCCTTGCGCTCTAGCACTCGGCGGTTTACTCGACGACGCGGACAATTGAGCGCGTGCTTCAGACGATGACATGATGAGCACAGACGAGGCATCTCTTACTCCTCACAAAACGCATCGATGATCTCGTCTGCCCAATCGCCGATCTCGCTCTCACCCGTATCCAAACCTCGCAACTGAGACGCCATCTCCTCGACCAGCGCTCTCTGCACCGCCTGCGTGAACATCGCCGAGGCACCGCCGGGGCCGAGCGAGTGCTGGCGCCCGGAGAGCGAATGGGAATCGAGCTGGGCGAGGCGGACGATACGTGAGGGGATCGGCGGAGGAGAAGGAGGAACGTAGGGCTCTCCTGTATCACTAGCGTCGATGATATCCAGCGGACGATGGATCGGACTCAGAGGCTTGGTCATTCAATTTTCCACGCTAAATCTGCGTGTATCCTTCCTCGAACTCAGCAGCAGGGGAGAACGAAATATATCCGTCCTTGTAAATAACCATGTACCAGCCATCCTGCGGATCGGGCCTGCCCTTCAATTGATCGTTGGTGAAGGCCCTAAGCATGAACCCTGGATTGTCAAACACGAGCCCAATTCCCCATTCATCACGATGTACCTTCTTGATCTTGAGCGCCGAAACAGTCTTATGTGATTGGTAGCGCGGCATAGGCGAGGCAGCCATACAAGCCTCTTGCGCAGCAAGTGCACTTTTAGTGTTATAAGTTTCCGACATCTTTGTTTCCTTTCTTCTCCACGGGAACCGCATCCACAATGTTGTGCCCGCCGGGGAAGCCCTTCACTGCCTCGTCCGGATGGCCCAGCTCGCGCTGGCAATATGTATTCGACTGGTGGGCGGGATCGAGAAAGATCAGCGCGCAGCAAGGGACTCGCGGATTGAGAATACTGTGTGTCATTGGACCTTCCTTATCAAAGGCGCATGCAGATCGGTAATGATCCGTGAAACCGCTTCTTCCAGCTTCCCCTCATTCGCAGCCCTCTCATCCAGAATTCTGATCGCGTCCAGCAGATCCTCCCGCGTCGCCTTCTCCAAGCCGCCGGGGACAAGCAAAATCGGGTTGGCGTACTTCGAAAAACCGATGCCTTGTTGTATCATCTCCAGAAACGTAGACATCACTTCCTGCGACTTCACAATGAGGATGTCATTAGGACCGAGGGAGAGCTTCTCGACAGAGTTCTTGAGAATGTCTTCGTATTTTTGACTCATACAGTTTTCTCCAAATCTTTGGCGAACAACGCTTTCCTTTTATCCGAAGCGTAATTCCATAAATTTATCCCGTTTAAATGATCTTGTTCGTGCTGAAAACAACGTGCAGCCAATCCAGACATCTTCTCTTCAAACCTCCGTCCTCTTGTATCGAACGCAGATATTTCTATCGACACCGGACGAGCAACAGATACGATAAATGCAGCAGGAAAACTAAGACACCCTTCGTCTTCCCATTCCGTCTCTTGACTGACCCACGTAATCTTTGGATTGATAAATGCACTTGAACCTTTGACACCAAGAAATTTGTTATCCATAACAAAAATCCGAAAAGATAAACCAATCTGCGGAGCCGATAACCCTATGCCTTTCCTACGATACGCGTGCATGTCTACGCGTAACGACTCGACGATCTTCCTGCATATTTTAGACAGGGGGTCGATCTCCTCGCATTCTCGCAAGAGAATTGGATCGGGGTAATCCACAATCACTTCACATCCCCCATCTCTTCGCCGTCGAACCTCTTCTTATCACGCAGCTCAGGCGGCAGCATCTTCTCGCGATTCCGCTCGCGCACGCATTGCACGCCACAGTAGCGATACGGCATGGGCACGCCGGTCTCCGGGTCAACTTCGGACCCTTGCATGATGAATTGCGTCTTGCGAACTTCCTCGAGCGTTTTTCCGCAGCCTGAACAGCGCTCTGTGTTGTTGTCGTCCATACGCTGCTGTAACTCAGCCGCAGCAAGATCGCATTGCTTGCGCATCTTCGCCAGAGCCTCCAGACCACTCGGAACAGGAACCGAACGGAAGTACTTCCGGACTTCCATCTCGGTCGCCGAGAGCGACAGCCACGCGGCCGTCACGGTCGCCGCTGCGGCAGAGTGCGCAGAACGGGGGTTGATGGCAGCAGGAATAGCGGCCATCTGCGCATCAAACGCATGCGCATCATCTTCCATCACTGCAATCTGCGCTGCTGCGGCGCGTTCTGCTGCATTTCCATTGGGAACAGCGCCGATGCCCTGGGTGGCCTGACCGGTGCGGACTGCTGCGAGTTTGCTCATTTGATCGGATTCCTTTCAGCATTACGTTCTTGTATCATGTTGATAGTTCGCACGGCTTCCAAGTTAACCCCTGCCGCTGTCGGCACACATTCAGAAAGTTCTACCCGAGCCACCGCAAATCTACGCGAACGATTCCCGCCAAGACGCATGGCACTGATCAAGTATGCTGCACGATTCGCACCCTCTGCATTTGAGTGCGCGCCATCGATCAATTTCGGATTCCCGTATTGGTCTAACTCGGCCAACCAATATTGGACTTCCATCATTTGTGATCCTCGTCCTTGAGGGCGATGCCGTGCATGTCGATGACAACCCCGTCGCCGTCACGGTCGTCATGGAATTGATCGGAGTATCCTGCCTTTTCCAGTTTCGATTTAATCTCGGTGTACGCAGCGTGACTCACTTCGAGAATGGCGTAGGTGTAAGTCATCTCTAAATCCTTTGCTCAACGTTCGCGAAAGTTCGGCTCGTTCCAACGCTCGATAATGTACGAGCCGATGTACCGTGAGGTCACAAGGAGAAACGGATCTCCTTCATCCTCTTTAGGCGCTGAAATGTAAAAGAATACCTCAGGTACAGTTTTCTGGACCTTTTCGATGGTCAGTAAAACCGGAAGCGGGATCGTACCGGTGTAGGGACGACTATCAAATTTCACATTCCGAGTTTGACCATCCATACTCCAGTGCTTGAGATGTTCGGCGTCGATCGTCCGCAGTCCCCTCCAAACCCAGTCTTTTCCGAGTTGTTCATCAAGATATTTGATCACTTGGTCTGTGTCATAGCGGCTGATACCTTCGTCGCAAAGACAACGCCGCAACTTCTCCTCGATAACAGCGGCGCAACAATCGACGCCGACCGATTTCACAACTTGCATGTACTCATCCATCTCGTCAGATGAGAGTTCTGGTTTTTCCAAAGAAATCGTTGAAGGAAATGGAGCCGACTTTTTAGGCAGAATAACTTCTGCGGTTTCCTGAACAACCTCAGAAACGTTGTTTGCTAAAGCTACAGATGATTCGTTTTTGAATGGCCACATAGTTTTCTCCTTCAGTACGTTTGTTGTTCTCTCAAAGCCGACTCTTCCGGCGTCAATGGATTTCTTGGATCGCCGTACAAATGCAGAATCAATTCGCTCCCGCGCGCCACACGCGACCAGTAGTCCTCTTCGGTCCTGAACTCTTCTCGTGAAGCTACGTGATCGTCCATCTGAGGGCAAAGCTTGCCGTTGATGGCCATCTGGATGCGCAGTGCGCCCTCACCGAGTTCCTTGTACTCGACCAGTTCGTATTTGCCGTCCTTCGAGCGCCGATGTTCGGAGTCCCAGTCGATCGTGCGGGAGCGGGCGTTGGCGCGCGCAGCATCGAGCGACATCTCCTGCATCAGGCCGAGTTCGAAAGGAGAGCGCTTGCGCTTCTGCATCGGCCCCCGGAGAAGCTGACCCGATGCGGCAAGGGTCTTGCGGACTTCCCTTTTGTAGAACTGGTCGGTCATCACCCGGACAGAGAGTTTTTTATTGACATCCTTGCACGCCTGGCAGCCGAACACATGCGCGTGATCCTTGGTCTGAAGATAGATCATGCGCCTCGGAAGAGAAGGAGGATGCTGCGGATTATTGCAAAGAGGAAGCGCGGAATCAGGCAGTGTGGCCATTCGTTATCCTTGGTTTGCAATCTACTGTACTACAATTAACGAACCTTCAACGAACTCTCGATGACCTGCCTCGCCCCCAAGCCATCACTCGACCCTGACCGCTACAAACCTGGCATACTCCCGATAATGGGCGTCCCTGCTCATCCGGTATGGTACTCCCTGTACTGTCGACTCTTACTGAATGCCCCGTTCCTCCGCAATTCCCGCAAGCTTGCCCTGTAACGGCCAAATTACGTGGCCCGCGCTTACGAGGTTTATCTGGCACTTCATCTTCGACAGGTTCTTCTCCGACCTGCACCGCCTGCTGGCGCTGGAACCGCTGATCCTCGGCCAACTTGGCTGCGTCCTGCTCGGCCTGCTCGGCCTGCTGCGCCTCGGCCAGCAGACGGTCCATCTCAGCCTCGGCCAGCTCCGGCGCCGGGGGCGCGGCAGCATCCTGATAGATGCGGGGGACACGCTTCTTGGCTGGAATAGCGACCGGATCGCTGGGGCCGGGAGTGGGGGACGGTTGTTCTCCTGTGGCTTTCTCGCCTGTTTTTCCGGATTCCAAATCCGAAATGAAGGAATCCTGCACGTCATCGTCGTCCGGCGCGGCAAGGGTTGCGGCCAAGTCCACGGGAGTACGACGCGGAGGAGGAATTGATACTTTGCCGTTCGTCGCTCCGTTCTCCGTCGCCGGGTTCCGTTTCATCACCTTCATTTCCCCGTCTGTGATGATGACGACTTTGTGCGCACCGGCGGCAAGAGGAAGGATAGCCTGAGACATAGCCTTTCCAAGCGGACCGGTTGAATTGATAATGAAATCGCCATCATCGATAGTTACGGATATGGCGGGTTTTACGGATTCGATATCGTTCATTGCTGCTCCAAAATGTACAGAAACGGTTTGTAGATCTTACCCTTTTCTCCAATAGACCTGATCTTCGCAAGCGCTGCTTTTTTGGTTCGCCACGCGCAAAAATAGTCCATCGACGGAAGCCAGCCGTCAAAGCCGTGGTGCATGAGAATCCAGAGGCGTTTAGGCTTTCGTTGCTTTTTCATCTCCGGCTCCGTTCCACGGCCTTCACCATATCCGACAAGTCTTCAGCGAATCTCTCGCTCGGCTTCATGCGCTGACGGGCCTGCCTTGCCAGGCGATCCTCATATTCGGAATCCATCGCTGCCATCTTCTGCGCACGCCACACATCGCAGGCTTCGCAAAGAGAACCTTCTTCAGCTACAGGTAGTTCACAATCGGGACAGAGGAAAAGGTCAGTCATCACAACCCCCGCTTCAAAAACTTCTGCAACGTCTCGTCGATCTCTTCGTCACTCGTGTTCGCCAGATGCAACTCCGGCGCCTGCTCACTGGCGTCGCCGTGAGAAACTTTTTCGGATCGTTCGAAATTGCTGGAATCGCGGTCGAGATCCTTCAACTCGTCACTGAGCTTTCTTCCGTCTTCAGAGATATCGAGTATCTCAAAATCGTTAGTTGAGTGCCACCGAGCATCTGCGAGTTCTCTGGGCTCCTGCTTCCGTGTGCCGACAGCGAACGATCCAGGCTTGCCGTCCTTGCCTGCACCAGCGAAGAGAACATGCTCCTGCTTCTCGCCGGATGCGTTGTAGTAGTGCGCGTTGCCCTGATCGTCGAAACGGGTTTCGAGAGGGTTGCCGTCTTGATCGACAGGGGACGGAAGTCCTTCTCGTTTGCGCAGAGCGACAAGAGCAGCTTGACGAAATGTCTTTCTTTGCTCGATGAAGTTTTCGACTCTTTGGAAAAGATTGAAATCAGGCAATGGGTGCCTCCTGTGCTCGTACAGCTTCAGCCATCGCGATGTTACGCTGTTTGATCTGCTCCATCACTTCGTCCATCTCGCGTGAATTGATCTTGTGGACGCCTGGATCGTGAAGAGTAAGAGCCCGCATAGGCTCGCTATTGACGAACAGCATCTCATCCTCGAACACCGACAATCCATTCAAAGCGTAAGCAGTCATTGGCTGCTTGCGATTGGGGTGATCGTAAGGCAAATTGCCTTGCAGCACCTCCGAAATCCAGTGGTCGTCCCAATATTTTTTCGGCTTACTAATCTGCAAGCCGAACCCCAGGTCCAATTTCTCCGGCCATGAATCCAAACGATGCTCGTCCCATACATCCGCTACAAGCATCTCCATCGCTTTACGCGAAAGCCAGATTCCCGTTCCACCGTGAAAATAATTCAGATACTGGAACCATGTCTTGAACGTGCCGCCAAGAGAAAATTTGCAGGGCACTGTACCGGCTACATCGTAGCTCTCCAGACCGGCGTTGGCGATACGGTCAGGAAAAACAACCGTATCGTCGCAGCACCTGAGCACATGCGTGTACCCGTGATCGAGCGCGTAACGAAACAGCGCCTGATTCTTGTAGACCATGTACTCTTTGCGATCGTCGCAATCCACCCAAAATTCATCCTCCTGCTGCTCGACCAGCCAATCGGGAACCGGAGGCCGCCCGAAGACAAACAGATGATCCAGATCGGAACCTTTAAGATAATTTTGCCGCGCAGCCACACGATACCACCAGCGGGAGGGATGATGCGCCGTTAAAATCCCAATCAAAATGCGACTCATTCGACTGTTCCCTTTCCTATCAACTGTGAAACATCAAATATTCATTCAACCTGCGCCGTGTCACGCCGGCCCGCGCCAGACGCTCAATCAGCAACCCATCCGCCTTTTCGTAGTCGAGGCGCTTGTCTGGAAACCCAGTGAATAGAGACCGCCGTAAAATGAATGAACCTTTGTCCGCCTGGCCCACACGGCAGGAAGGCTCGATCGGAACGTAATGGCGATCCGGGAGCCCATGGACCAGCCCACAGTAAACAAGATCGCAATGGTGACGATCAGCAGCGGAGATCATTCTCTCGGCAAAGACAGGAACATAGTAAGAGTCCTGCGAAGGAAAACATAAAAAATCTCCGATCGCTAGTTCCGCCCCGATCTCAGTCGCAGTATAAAGACAACGTGAATGCCGGCAATCAGAAGGAACCAAGTCCGTCCTGTCCGCCGTCCACTCGTAACGAATTCGATCCGACATCCGGCAAAGATCAATATTCAAATCAATCCATGCACTACCGATCGAATTGTCGACAACGATGATTTCAAAATCCTGCATCGTCTGATCGAGCAAAGAAGAAAGACAAGTTCGCAAAGCCGAAGGATTTTCAAAAGCGCAAACGACGAAACTCAGACGAAGCATTCGAGCCTCCTCTTCAATTCCGGCAGGAACCGCTGAATCTCCCGGTCATCCACCTCCCGCGCATGATAGCCATCGAATTCCGACAACTGCCTCGACTGTGCCAGGTCCGCCCTTCCCCGCGCAATCTTTCCAGCCAGCTCCTCGTCCGATTTGGTGACGTAGTGGTTCAGGCGGAGCAAACTGGAAGAATGTGAGTTGGACAAAGGCCCACGAATAGGATCTCCGTTTTCGGTAAACGTTCCGTGCTCGACCGCAAAGAAATGAGGATCGTTACCGACATGCACATCCTGGCCCATCCAGATCAAAGACTTGATGTGCGTATTAACCGGATTGGTTGAAGCGAGACGCCAAGTGAACCGCTCAGTCACAGGCTCAGGAGAATATGCCTGATGATCTGAATTGCCGAAACACGCCCAGTTGACCCCAACCGCACTGCTGCGATGGGGGATCGCAGATAGAGCCTCGGATATAGTGGGAAAAACCGGTGAGAAAAGAAACTCATCGATATCGATGAAAGCAACCCAATACGGCCCGCGATGCCCTTCGATAAAATGCTGATATGCAGCCGACTGACTTGGAGACGGCATCGGCCAATCGATCAGATCGACAAATCCGGAATCGACAAAAGAACGAAGAACCTCCAACGTGTCATCTGTCGAACCGTTGTCGTAGATCGTAATGTGATCGACACCGACAATCTGGTGGAAAAAAATCCACTCACAAAGATATCGGCCCTCATTTTTTGATACCGCGCAGATGCGAACCTGTTCACTCACTGAAGACTCCTGTGGTACTTCGCCCACATATCATCGGTGGGCCACGCGCCGTTGGCGTGAGCGAACAGAGGCCTGGTCCCCCACTTTGTGTTCACCGGCTTCCCACGCTCGAAATCCAATTCCGAATAGCCGCTGTGAAGACAGAAAAACAAATCGGTTCTCCAATCCACGCACATCTGATCCCAGCCGGCGGCAAGCAGGATGTTGTAAAAACCCTGATTAATGAAAAAATCGGCGTAGAGAGGGTGGCGCTCGACCGCCAGAGTCCAGTCGTAGAGGACTTGCGGTGTTGCCGCCAGCATACCGCCGTTGGCATAAAGCCACGGAGAACGCTCGGGGTGACGCGCATGGATTGGTGTCGCCATGTGCGGATCCGTGAAGCAATTCTTTTCCGCGGCCCAGAGAACATGATCGAGAGGAACCTTGGCGCATGTATCGGGCACATCTGCGGCGGTCCCGAAAAAACTCACATCGAAAGCATCGGTAAGAATCAAACGCTTGTAGGAAGAAAACTGTTCGGCCAAGCGGCGAAAATAAAAAAGAGTCGCAGCAATCGTGGCGTCCGGAGGTCCGGTTAAAGGCACAACATGAAAAGGAATCCCCGCTGCGGCAAGCTGAGCGCGGTACTGAGGCAAAGTACCCCCGGAGTCGGAACTCGCTGCCGCGATGACAAGAAGATCGTTCATCGAGACACCACCCGGTCAGGAGGAACTGCATACCAGACTAATTCCCATGTCGCTTCGAGATACCGCCGCAAGTAAAGCCTGTACGTCGGGTTGAGTGCATGAATCAGCAATGGCACTTCCCAAAGATGGCTCCCAAGATGGTACGCACAAATAGCGAGCACCGGGGAGTGTTTCCTGATCGTCTCGCGTGCGCCCCAGAGGCCTTCCAGTTCCGCGCCTTCGATGTCCATTTTGAGGAAAGTTGGAATAATTCCTCCCAGCGCTGAGTCAAGAGGAAATACCGGAACCTTCTCTCCATCACCCCCAAGGTGCGCGGTTTGATCGCCGGTTGCGATAAAGGACATTTCAGTACGGTGGTCGCCGATAGCACCAAAGACAGGCAGGATACGGCTGTCGTTGAAACGGTGAACGGCAGTGACAAGGGTGGCATAGTTCGCCTTATCGGGCTCGTACCCGATTATGATTCTGAATTTATCCCAACGATTAAGAAATTCATCAATAGTGTCTCCGGTAGCTGCTCCGCAGTCGATGAACACTTCATTATCGTCGTGAGTAAAGAAGTTCTCAAAGTAGACGTTGGCGATGTCGCGGGGAGGCCGCTGAATGTGGGTCGTAGAGCCGCGCCGGAAAGCTAATTGATCTTTCCACTCGGCCAATGATTCTCCGTCTACCAGCAGGCCGCGGATAGTCTCATCGGCGTCATCGGGCGGCAGATCGCACCGCGCAGGAAGAAACTCGTAGAGCGAAACCTGCTCCACTTCCATCGCTCCCAACTGTTCGAGAATCTCACCACGAAAAGGAGTTCGGTGGATTGTAGCGACCCACTTCGCCTCGGGATACTCTCGCAGCGCATCTTCGGGACTGAGCACAAGAATTCTCTCGACTTCCTTTCCCCACTTACTCTGGTCGTTGTCGGCAAAACAGACTGGCGGAATTCCCTTCGCAATCAACTGCCGTGCAATCAGGCGACCGATCGTACCAGCGCCAAAAAGAATATAAGCGATCACTTGACTTCCTCATCTTCCACACGCTCTAGTTTTATTCCATCAAGAGACTTCAGCCAGGCGAGCAACTGCTCGCGAAACCAGTCGCAAGTTTCAAGATCGCGACACAAGATCGTCGCAGACTCCCCGAGAATCCAGTGATACTTTGGCTTCGGCGCGGTCTCTGTCCCTGGGCCGTAGCAACCTAGCATGAGCCGGAGGCGGACAGCGCCCATCTCATTGAGGCAAGCGTTGAAGACTTCCTGATTAGCGGGCTCATCGACAAGTCCCGCAGCCTTGACCTCGACTCGGATCGAATCGTCTGCCCACTGCGTTTTCGGAAGCCGGGGGCGTGGGCTCACTGATTCTCCTTCTTATCTCGCTCGGCAACCACTTCCTGCTCTAAGCGCCGCGTGTGTTCGACCAGGGCGACGCGCGAAAGAACAGGCCCGTACTTGAGCCGGCGAAGAACGATCTGACGCTCGGCGGGAGTGAGCGTGCGACCGTGTGGCGCGTGAAGAGTTTCTTGGGTCATAGCATCAATGTCTCCGCGTTTGCACGCACACCGTCTCGATCCACAACAATCAGTCCAGCTTGTTTCAAATCGGAAAGATACGCTGAGAACGTTCCACCGCTCGATTCCATATTTACAGCCTGGCCCAAATCGTCCTTGGAAATTGCTCGACCTTTGTGCCGTACAAGCACATCCAGCATATTCCGTGCCCCGAGACGAAGCTTCTGACCCCAAAGCTCAATCACTTCATCGGTCGTTGTAGGGGTGTCAGGAACATCCGCACCAAGGTAATCACGTCCGTGATCAGTAGCGTACCAGAGACCGTCGCTGCCGATTTCGATGTAGCCACCATTGCGAAGATCTGATTTGTACGCTGCCCAGGTTCCTCCGGTCTTCTTCATCTGAACCTGCGCAGCAACCTGAGATTCGGTGCGACCAGCAGGAAGCCACTGGCACAGACAGGCAAGCATGCGACGGGCGCCGGCACGAAGATGACCATTCGATGAAGCCACAACAGGTTTGAACGGTTTCGGCCATTCCCGCTGGGGCTTTAACTGAGGAACTACAGGGCTTCGATATTCAGATCGTGTACCTGTGACAGGTTCTAGCGGTTGCATCGCTTCCGCAGCCACCTGAATCTTTTGAACCGCGGAGACGTAACCCTGAAGCGTAATGCACCGAAGCTGCGCCTCCGACAACGACTGTGTGAGCTTGAGAGCGTTACCTTCAGCTTCTGCCAACCGTCGCTTCGTTTCCTCTGAGTCTTTAGGGACTGCCTGATTTGCCGCACGCTCCAATTCCGCAATCTTTCGACGCAGAACTTTCGGATCGTCTTTTTCCGCACTGGCAATCACCGACTGGAGATCGGCCTTGAGAGCTTCCACATCGACAGCAGTGAGAAGGGCTGCTTTAGTTGCCTTGCCGACTTCCGGAGTCGCTGAAGCATCGAATGTAACTTTCTTTGCGAACTTTACCCGTTCGAACACCCTGAGCCACGATGGCGACCAAACATATCCCTGACCCTGCGATAGCCCCGGCAGTTCACCGACCAGTTTCCGATCCGCTCCGGCCTCCTGCACCCATTCTTCAAGCGCCTTCCGCTCGTGTGATCCGTTGACCTGAAGGACACAAAGACACTCGACCTGGGAAAGAACTTCCTTATTGACCGATTGAGGTCTCTGGGAAATAAGAGTCGCGCCCACTCCATAGTTCCGTCCAAGGCGAATGATGTTTTCGAATGCACCAAGCATCCGCGCTTCTTCAGGACCGCACCGTTGAGGGACAAATAGCTGCGCTTCCTCGACAAACAAATGCACAGCACTACGCTGGGTCTTCTTGAGATGAAAAAACTCTTCAGCGAAATCAGCAGCGAAGCGCTTACGCTCTTCCTGCCGAAATCCCGATACGTCAAGCACCATCGAAACATTGCGCTCGACAACCAGGCGCGCAAACCGCGCACCAGATTCAGGCAGAACCGGCACATCACCGCGCTCGCCGCCGGCGATGAAAATATCCTTGCCCTTGGATTTTCCGTCGGCATCTACACGCAGGCCCCACCAATTTCCAACGGGGTCAAGGATGACTACCTGCGCACCGAGATCGAGCATCTGCTCGGCCAGCATGGACGCAAGATATGTCTTACCCGCACCTTTGCGACCGATGCAAGCGAAAGTCTGAGTTACCGCATTGGAGGGCAGTGATAGAGTAACGCTGATCTGGAGAGACGATTTCACGCCAGCCACCTTCTCCCTGCGCGCTGTTCGGTCTCTTCCCGCTGCTTCACGGTTTCCTGTCTCTGCCCGCTCTTGACCATTCGCTTGGATTTGTACGGCATCACGATCTGCGACCAGGCACGACCGGAGGAGTAATCGAACTCTTGGCCGGGCTGCATGATCCTGCGCGCCTCGTCCTCGGTGATCGGCCATGCGGTCATTTCCATACCTGTAGTTCGATACCGCGCCGTGATCGCAGGCCCTTGGGGTTGAAGCAGACGACCTGTAGCTTCGTCCCTCACTTCGGGGGCATCGGGGTCGTAGGAAATCCAGGAGAAAACGCGGCTGCGGCAGGGATCGAGACGAATGATATCAGCCAAGATAATCTCCGATCCCAGGCGAAGTCTGAAACGCCTCTTCCTTCCGTGGATCGAAAATCCCAGTCTGCAGCACCTCTGCTGTCTTCATCAACGACAGCAGCTTCCCGCTGACGACGCGACCGCCGTTGTCCGTCAAATCCGTCACCAGACCGTACTCGGCAAACAGCGCGATGGCCTCGGCGTACTTGCCGACGAACTGGGAGAAGACGGGGATTGGACCATCCCAGGAGATTGGATCACCCTTCTTGTACTCAGTGCATCCCTGCGCCACAAGATCACGGACCATCCAAAGCAGGCGCTTTTCGGTTGCGGTGGTGGGGGACTTGTCGGGCATCGGTTTCATTTTCTTTCCAGGTAATCAGGTAACATCGCCCCAGCTATTAGCCCGATCATCACTCCAGCTACTTGTTCCGGGGTAGGATGTGGCTCTTTCAATAAAGCCAAACGCCGGGCACAATCCCTGCAAGCCCGAGCATAATCTTCCGGATAGGCATGCGGAGGAATTGCTAAAGACTGCATGACGACTTCTCTCATCGCCGCCTCAATAGCCGAGTTCCATGCAAACTGCTCGTCGATAGTGGGGGACTTGTCGGGCATTACGAGAGCCAGTGTAGGCGATAGTTGCAAACCATGCAAGAGGAAAGTTTCAGGGAGTGGTCTAAAAGAAACAGCGTGGTCTGGTGAAGTGCGCATCCAATGGGACTGAGGTGCACCTCATGCTCGGAACTATCCTTTTGGTTTTTGCGTTCGTGATCTTCTGCATCGCCGCCTGGTGGAACCCGGCTCCACCTTACCGCGGCAATCTGATCGCCGCCGGTCTGGCCTTCTGGGTACTTTCAATCTTGCTCGGCGGACTGCACATCGGAATCGGGCGCTAGATGCTGATTATTCTGATCGTACTGATTCTGATCTTCGGACTCGGCGGGCATTTCTACAACGACGGGGCGTATCGCGGGCCAGGGATCGGCATCGGCGCGATTCTATTGATCCTGCTGGTACTGTTGCTGCTGCACGTTATCTGACCTCTTTGCCACAGCCACAAGCGCGAAACACTCCGTCCGGCACCTCGCCTGTCTTGACCATGTGAACCGTGATCCCATTCAGCGGCACTGGCGTCAGGCTGCGGATGTGCTCAAAGAACGGATCCGCTTCTCTGTCCAACCGGTCGCACCGTTGCTTCAGATCGCTATAGGTCTGCGGGCTCACGTCCACGCGCCAACCTCCAAACGCTTCCTTCGCCTTGACGCCGAACTCATCGCGCCAGGTGAACACTTCCTCGATTGATACGTCTCTCATCGAGCGCTCCTCGCAATCTTCGAAATCGCGGCCTGCCCCGCACCGACCATCTCACCGATTCGTCTCTGGCTCAAGCCTTCTCCTGAATCCGGATCTGTATATGCCAAAAGGTCGAGAGCCGTTGTGACCTGCTCCGGTCTCATCCTCGGGCCTCTCGGGATGGCGATTCCATTTGCACGTCGACAACGCCAACAGCGGCACACTACCCTGTTGCCAGAACCATGGGCTGGCTTGATTCCACGAGCCCGAAAACCGAGTGTCATCGCCTGACCCAAGCTGATCCCTAATTCCTTCGCTGCGTGCTCCGCGGACTCGCCAGCGGCCACCCTGATGCGCAGCTCGGCCAGTTTGGATCGAGCCTGCTCCCGCTTGATCGCTGGCTTGCCGGTGGGACGGTTGAGTTTCCCGACGATGGCACCGACGCACTGCCGGGTGACGCCAAGGGCCTGAGCCACCTGTTTGAGCGTCAGGCTGGGGTTCGAGAGCAGAGTCCTGCGCAGACGCAAGCGGAAGTCAGATGGGGAGAGTAAGTCGCGCGCGGCGAGCAGAGAGTGTACGGAGAGGGTTTGCGGCGGAAGTGGGGGGAGGGGATCGCGGTTCATGGATTAACACTATAACAGTTTTGAGGTGTTGTCAACGACAAAACCCCCGCCGGAGCGAGGGTCTCATCTGCTCTGGCTTCCCGGTCTCCTTTCTATGTCGTTTGACTAAATCCGATGCTTGTTGCCAAGACCGGAGGAGGCGGAGGCGGCGCGCTCGGGGTGATGGTTGCGTTCAGCGTCTGGCCGGTACTGATGCTGGCGGACACGTATGAGAAAGCCAGCGGGGTGGTTGTGCTTTCGACCCATCCAGTGGGATAGGTGACGCTGACGATCAGTTGGGTCGAATCCAGGGTCGGCGAGACGGCTGGATCGTTCGATGTGATAGTGGCTTTGGCATCCGACGCGAGGACGGAGCCGGCGGGCGAGAGAGTTCCGGTAAAAACTTGTGTTTGACCGGCCTGGGTTGGATTCATGGACGTCTCCTGGAATGAAATGCTGGTTGCGAGGGTTGAGGGTGGCGGGGGAGACTGAAGCTCCTGGGCGATGACGTGAAGTTCGTGCTGAATCAAGCGGAGGGTGTCGAGATCCTCGCGGTCGGCCTGCTCGATACGTTTGGTCTGGCGCTCGATCGTCTTAAGGCAGGTATCGAGCAGTTCAAGAAGGTAACGGTCGTGAGCCATGTTTGGACTCCACTGAGAATCGTACACTGAATTTGTGAAAGACGGGTGAGCGTTTTTGATCAATCGAAGAAACCGCTCAGCGCACACCGTACTTATTCCGCCTGCTCAATACGGTGCCTGTGAGCGCGGGCTCAGCTTTGGTTTGAATCCTGCTGGCATTGGGCATCACCTGCCTTTCATTGTTCAGTCGAAGAAACTTCCGTCCAGACCGAAGTGCTCAAGGACCTTCTCGGGAACGAACCGGTTGCGATGGTGATTGACCACATATTCCCTGACCCTGGGACTCTTGAGCGCCTCAGACTCGCGCAGATTGAGGCTGTACAGCAGAAGGTCCCAGCCGGAGAGGGAAACAGGCATCGGAGGGTAGTTGTCGACAGACTGGCCCCAGTTGGGATTGCCGCGGCGCTTCATCGAGAGGCCTTTCCACGACGGTAGGCTTCGTGAATCTGATCGTTGTGCTCTGAAGCGGTAATCATACAGTCAGTGTAGAGAAGATCATCTAACTTCTCGCTATTGTCCGGTTCCGGCGCGAGGAACATGCGATGCAAAGCTGCGTTGACGATCTCGTAAATGTTGGTCTCATTGACGGTAAGAAACCCGACATCGTTCCGTATCGCCTTGAGGATCGCCGGCGACATGTCCTGTCGATTGTTACTCAACCACCGGAGAGCCTCCACCAACAAAGCATTGTGCTCGCCTGATGGAACCGCAACTGCGTGTGGATTAAGATGGCACCATTTCTCGTAAACCGCCTTCAGCATTCCTTCAGGAACCACAATCTTACTCATCGGGAGGCCTTTCTACGGCGGTACAGACCGTCCACGCTTCCAACTGCCCAATAAGCGACAAACTCCGCGTTGCACTCCGCGCTGTGCGCCTTGAGGGTCTGCCGCTTTCCGATTTTCAGGATCAAGGTTTGCTCTTCCTCCGTGAGATCGTCGAAATCAATGACCAGGATGCAGCGGCCGCGGTGCTCGACGTGGATCTTCATATCCGTCGTTCTCCCAACCGCCTGAAGCAACGCTTGCATGTTCCCGTCTGCAGAATGGATCCACCGTAGAGCCCGATGACCAGGGGATGCCAGGTGGGCTTGGTGTGACCGAAGACACGGCAGAGCAGGCGGTCGAGAATGGAGGGTCGGATCATGGTTTTCGGTCCTCGTGTTGCTCGCGGATGTGCTTGTGAAATCCGAAAAGGGAAGAAAGAACGAGGCCGCAGAGGGGGCACAAATATTCTTCGGGATGAATCATCGCGGCTCCTCGTAAGTCATCCACAACACCTTATGGCAACGAAGGCAGTACCCGCGGTGCATTCCGCGGCAATGCTTTCTGTGCAGTTTGGTCTGATTCATAGGCTTGTGGCCTTTTATGAGGCAGACGAGTTTGTGGAAGAGGCGAACCATAGCTAGAGGCTCCTAACTCAGAAAGAATAGTACATCGGAATCTTTTGGTTTGCAACCATCAGGACGCGGGCCTTTAGATAATCCCCAAATCTGAACGCCTCCCCTTACTCTTTGCGTGCGACGCTTGCGTGCTGTAGTGGCCAACGTCAACGGTATCGCCGCAGGACGCACCGCCAAACTGAATTCCCCTGATCGGTCCTCTCCAAAGTTAGCGAACTCTCCGTGCAACCACGCCGCAGCCTCACAATACGCCTGGTGGGCCTTCTCTGGAGAATCGAACACTCCGAGGTAATAGAAATGGCCCTCCAGCGCTATGTTCGCAGCCCACCGGTTCGGCCCGACTTGCGTTACTCCTTTGAACCCCGACGTGTTGTTCTTGTGCATCCGCCGATTCAACATGTTCTTCGCGTGGGGACAAACCCGAAGATTGATCCTGCGATTGTCGAGCGGATTTCCGTTGATGTGATCCACTTCAAGAGGATTACCGGGCTCCAGGCCTTTAATCAAGCGCGCAAGTTGCGTGTATTTATGCTTCCTGTAGCCTTCGTCATCTGAGAAAGGCACGCCGACAAGCACATACCACAAGCCTGTTTCCGCCAAGCGCCCGTAAAACGAAAGCTTCCTAATCGTGGGATAGACTTCGGCATCGACCAGAAACTTAACGCCGTGCCTCAATCTCATTTCGATGTATTCTGAATTCTGAGGGGTCACAGGTCGCTCCTTCACAGCGATTTGGGCTTGCCGGGGGTACCAGCCCCCTGACCCCTTTATTCTACTAAACCCAAACTGAAAAATCTATCGAATTTTTATCTCCTATCTAGTGGAGTTAGTTTGCAACCTATCCCTGAACATCCTGGTACTCACGCTCTTAGACGGAGGCGCGAGGCCCGTATCCGGCCGGCGAGAGGGGGCTCGGCTTTCCGCATTGGACCACCTCCCGGTACCTTTTCAAAGGAACATCCGCGTGGAGCTGGCCATTCGACCCTTGAAAGTTAACTTAGGCTCTAGACGATTCCCACCTCTTGTCAAGATGGGGGAATCCCTCGTTAGTTGGACGCGGATGTGTCAAGTCTTAGACGTGTTTCCCTTAGCGGAATGGGTGTGACCTAGTTAGACGGGTGAGTCAAAATAAATTCAAAGAATCTATTGACAAGAGAATGGAAGTGTAATAAGGTTATGAATGTGAGGAGCCAAACCCATGAAAATCAAATACGCACATCTCGTTAGCCCAAACGGGGAATCGTTCCAAGGCTTTTGGGTTATGGACCATTGCAATCAACCTTTGAACACCAAACCCTTCGCTACCAAACATGATGCGCAAGTGTGGAACGGAAAGATTGAAACGTGGGGCGACGTGGCGCAATTTGTCGAAGCGCATGAACTTCCGTTCAAGGTTGAACGTTGGAATATGTCTCTCCGTGGCACACTGGTAGACTTCGCTGATTCGATCATGGGCGACGAAACGGCAAGCACAGTCCATACGGCGAGAGAAATCGTTCTGAACGCAGCATACGAAATGGGGAAGATTCCCGTTCCATTCAAGTAAAAACCGGGCAGCGCGCGTTTGCTCCCGCTCATTCCTCATTAGACCGTCAAATACTGACCGGGCCATGGCCCGTAACGCACCGTTGCCTAGTCTCAAGCCTAGGATGAGAAAGTCGGAGAGCGGAGGGGATTATGATCGATAACCGCACAAAGTCGATGCTCGAAGGACTAAAGACGGAACTAGGCGCGGTGCGTACACTGCGTCCGACCGATGACTACAATCGCGGATTCAATGCTGGCCTAGAAGAAGCAATGCGATTTGTAACGGGGTACATGCACGGTCGTGGATTGTTCCAAGAGCAATCTGGACTCGACAAGCTACGCGCGGACATGGACAAGATGCGATGCTCCCAATGCGGACTGACTTCGCAGCATCTTGAAGGCTGCCCGCGGGCAAACTAAGCGAACAAAAAGCAAAATGTTTCCACGTGGAACATTGACCCGAGCGCAATTGCACGCGCGCGTCACGGTCTCTAACGCATCGCACTATTTTGATTTAACGATAGGACTCGTTAACGCAGATTTAACCGGCCGGCGGAGATGCCAGCACAAAGGTGCGAGAAATGACCACCAATAAACAGACGCTAAACCTAAGCAATGAGACTTTTGAACGTCAATCGATCACGATTCGACGCAAAAAACAACAGACTCCCAAACAAGCCGCATACAACTTCTTTCTGAAACACGGCGCCTGCAGCTACGAGCCCGCGAAGGAAACCAAACAGCAAGGGTATGCACGGATGGCCCGGTTACTCGCCAAAGCTGAGCGAGATGCATGCGCGCTAGGCTACACGTTTGAATGGGAAGATGACTGGACAGTCGGGGACCACCACAAAGAATATGGCGAGTGCTACAAAGATGGGGGACCATCGACGTGCGAATGGTGCACAATGAAGGATCCAAACGGCAAAGTCGTCCAGTCCTTAGGTTGCATCGATGACGCAACACGCGACTACCGCAGAGTTGTAGAGGCAGAATTAGCCTTGGAAGAATTAAGCTAAAACCGGAAGCTGGCAGGCAGGCAACTTCGGTCGTCCTGCCTGTTTCCATTCCCGTCCGCGCCACATTGCAACGATACGGGGATGCTGTACACCTTGTGCACGGCATCGACGAGCGAGAGTGTTCGCACCCCGATGGTTAAACAGGGACCGACCAAACCCAACTGGCACAGGCTTTACGGCCAATCTCCGAGCGACACCTTTGAGAATGTTCGCGCGCCACTGGGGCAAGTCATTGCCCCAGCGCTGGCAAAACTTCCAATACCACTGGTCAGCAACCTTTTGTTGCTCCCAGGTCAGTTCAACGGGAGGATTCTTAGCAGCTTTCAGCACACCGATGCGCGCTTGGGCCTTAGCGCTGGCAGGTTTGCGGGTCGGATGAGCGGATGCGGACATGTGGGAAAGATAGCGGAAAAGTGGATTTTTGTCAAAATAGAGTATTGACAAGAAAATGGAATTGTGAGAGGATTAACACAACAATCTAACAGCCGTCCACCAAACGGCAGAGGAGAATCGCATGAGACATGTAGTCGACACATCCGAAGTTCCACATCTTTGGACGCATCAATCGCAATCAGACGCGCGCAATTCACAAGGTAATTTATTTTTCGAGCAACGGACGATTTACAGCTACGGTCACCACTTCCCTATTGCGCAACACGTCATGAATAAGCGAGGAGAAAAGGCTGTAGTCATCACCACGTGCGGTTACAGCTCCACTACAGCCGGCCACATCAGCACAGTTAAAATGGCCATTCCTGATGACGTTCTGACGTTCCATGTCGATTTTACAAATCACTGGCAAGCGGGTAAAACTGACGTTGAGGAATACAATCGCCGAATTGCCGAACACGAAGTCAAGGCCGCACGCGCTCGAAAACGCGCTGATTGGGATCTTCGACAAGCAAGCGAACTACACACGGAAGCACTGGCATTCTGTAAGTTCTACGGACTGAGATTCAAAGTTAACAATTTGCGGACTGACTTGGCGACGGTCAAGGCTGCAGCGGCAAAAGACTCGGCCAAAAAAGCCAAAGAAACCAAACTGGCCAAAGCAAAGCAAGAACAGGAATACGCGGACGCAATCGCAGCGTGGTTGCGTGGCGAATACGCGCACCTGCCTTACGGAATCGATACTCTCTTACGCGTCAAGGATGGCGAAGTTGAGACTTCGCGCGGCGCTCGCTTCCCGGTCGACCATGCGCGGCGGGGGTTAGTGCTGGTAGAAGCCGTGCGCGCCAAAGGCGAACCCTGGCAGCGAAACGGCCATACCTGCCACCTTGGACACTACCAGATTGACCGGATAGAGGCGAACGGCACAGTGCATGCTGGTTGCCATGTAGTGCCGTGGAAGTCAATCGAGCGGATTCGGGAACAGTTGCTCTCTGCCTAAGCGTGCCTCACGCGGGCAGCGCGTCTCGGATGGTCCCGAGGGTCGACTACGCAACGTCGACACAAACCTTAGGAGAATCGAATGACTAATAACCCTATTCGCAATTTGGAATGTTGCTGCTGCGGGGAAGCTACGCGCGGTCGACAGTGGTGGAACAGAGATACAGGCTATGGGATTTGCTCAAGATGCATCGCTTGGCTGAGAACTCCGAAGGAAAACGGCCAGCCAAGAGAATCAGAAGAACAAATTCGCGACTACTACGGAATCGAAGGAACACATTTCAACATAGAGGTGCAACCATGCGCCTAGGATACCTCAGAGTCTCAACCGTCGACCAAAACACCACGCGCCAGCTCGACGGCATCCCCGTCGACAAGATATTCGAAGACCATGCCAGCGGCAAGGACACTAATCGCCCCCAACTGCAAGCCGCCCTCGAATGGGCTCGGGAGGGTGACACGCTGGTCGTTCATTCGATGGACCGCCTGGCCCGCAATCTGGGAGACCTGCTCCGGATCGTCGCGGATTTGACGAATCGCAAAGTCAAAGTCGAATTCGTCAAAGAAGGCCTGACTTTTACCGGCGAAGATTCGCCAATGGCAACCCTCATGCTGTCGATTATGGGCGCCGTGGCCAGTTTCGAGCGCTCCATGATCCTCGAGCGCCAGCGGGAAGGCGTGGCGCTGGCTAAAAAGGCCGGGAAGTACCATGGGCGCGCGCCGGCCATCCGCTCAAGCAACGGCAAACTGGAGCAACTTACCAAACTGACGGCCGAAGGCAAAGGCGTGGCAGAGATGGCGCGCGCCGTAGGCGTCAGCCGGCAGACAGTGTACTCGTGGCTCAAAAACCAACAGAAAGCGGAGGTAGCAGCGTGAAAGGCTACAGGTTTTATGAAGAATTCGACTCCAGTTACAAGAAACGGAAACGCCAAGGAACCGGTAACGTGCTAGCGCTGGACATCGATCCTGAGACAGGCAGACCCTACGGCCAAGCGCAAATGACTTGGCCCAACGGATGCCCTGGCAAACCCGGCCCATCGGTTTGGGTTATGGAATGCGCCGCGGCGGTGTTGAGTGAACCTAACTCGCCTATCGCGGGGACAATGGTTTCTCGTGATGTGCTGTCCAAAAACTACCGTCGAATCACCGAAGCGCAGGCACGAAAAATCCACCCTGCAATGTTCGCTTTCCTGGACTCATTCGCTGAAGAGAAGGCCACCCAATGACCCCACCCCTGGACACGATCGCAATCATTCCCCTGATGCTCGCCAACCTTTGCGCGGAGCCCGGTTGCTCAGTGGTAACAAATCAAACCCTATGCCCCGTCTGCGGCAGCCAGACACTCGTCCTCTCGTGCGTCCTCTCCGAGAAGAAAAAGACCTCATGACCCACACATCCCATCTCCTCCGAGCCCTCGGCTGGCTTCTCCTCGCACTGATCCTGGCGGTGCTGGCCGTAGCTCTAGGGTAAGCGCCTTTAGAATCAATAGACAGAGGCGAAATTGAGGGCCAGCGGCAGGAGCCGAAACCTTAGTCCCAGCCGTTGCTTGGAAAGTGCAAGCTTCACGTAGAAAAAATCAGCGTTGAAAACAAAGCCTTTACTATACTCTTTACTTATTCTAAGAGAAGATTCAATTCAATTAAAATAATAAGAGGATTTTTTGTCGTTTTGTATGTTTATGTTCTTTAATATCCGTGAGAATTTACGTGTACAATCTGGCCCAGGTACGTCAGTTCGCATTTACTTGGAATGTGCTTGATTACATTATCTTTATTTCGCCTATGCGCGCTTCCGGCTTCTAGGTCTGACTTAGCAGACGCTGGTTTTCGCGACATACATGCGACATAAAAGCGAACGAGTTTAAGTCAATGTTATACATAATCGAGTTCGTAAGTGTACGGTATCCAAGCTTAGATAAGACTGCAAGCAAGTGTCCTTAAAGCATTAAATAGACCTGCATAAGACCGTTTTATTACGTAAAAAACACTACATACAGTCGATGCCTCTGCGCCGTTTACCTACACTTGGACGAAAAATATTTGACTTTCTCGCCGACAAACACACTCAAATCGCAGCAAGGCGTGTATGATATTTACAAACGAGGTGACAGATGTACGAGGTTCAAAGAGACATTCCTATCCCAGATGCGAGACTGCGGGGCTTTACGAACGTTTTGCGCGGCATGCGCAGGGGGGAAAGCGTTGAGATCCCTCAGGATAAAAGACCCGGTGCGTACGCATCCGCCCGCTTGGCCAACGTGAAAATCACGATCCGAGCCACAGACCAGGGCACTCTTCGCGTGTGGCGGGTTGACGGCCCGGAGCCCATCGCACAGCGTTCACGCCGTTCTGCTGCTGAAGACGATCCTCGAGTAGCTGCGATCAAAGCCGCGGTAGCCAGAGAGTCCAAACCAGCCACGTCGAAAACCATCTTCAACGATGGTCTCGACATCTTCGGGGAGCCTCTGAAGTGACCAAAGCCAAATTTAAGACCGCGCTCCGCCGACCCCTAGTGGTCGTTCCGTACTCCCGGCCGTACACCCACGTCGTGCGCTTCAAGAACAGTCGGGCGAACCTGCTGAAGACGTTCGTTGGGATGGCGAAGGGACAGGACCTCCTGGTTCGCATGACAGTGAAAGCAGACCGGAACAGGATACAAGGCGCGGCCGATAACGCGAGGGTCAGGATAAAGATCGAAGAGCACCCGGCACTCGATACGGTCCGGGTTACATCTCTCGGCCCGCAGAGGGAGCGTGTGATGTCTGAGATCGTCCCCGGACACGTCTGGTACTTCAAGACCCGGCATTACCCGCCAAGCCCAACAGAGAAGCCACGACCGAAACAACGCGCCAAGGTGCCACATCCCGGCAACAAGGTGCCAGACAACACACCGGACATTTTCAGTTAAGAGAGGACGCCATGGCGAGACGGAACACGGATTGGGATGATGATCGCGTCGATCCCATCAGGGGCGGTAATCGGCCTGCCGCGTTTTTCAAATCCAATTTTAGGATTATGGGAGTCGGCGGTGTCTTCCGTACCCCCAAAGCGAAATTCCGCCCGAAGATAATCCACACTGCGGCGAAGAATGCAGGCTTTGTCGTCCGAATCGATGAAGAAGGCCCCTGGCTGAAAGTGACTGTTACAGGCAAGCTTCCCCCCAAACCCCCAACTCCGAAGAAACAAGACTCCTACACCGGCGCCGGCAAGGTGTATCCTCCTACCAACACGACCGACATCTTTTCTTGAAACTTTACTATTGACAACACACCGATTCTGTTATAAGGTTATCACTATGAAATTCGATATCTGGAATGCGGTGCAGGCGCTGTTCGTGCTCTTCGCGATCGGCATGGCCTGGATATCGCTCAAGGGAAAGACGAAACAGCGGTGATTTTGTTCAAGGAAAGGATTTGCCTGATGCTGGTGCTGGTGCTGCTCGCAATCGTTGTACCCGTTATTGTTGGTGTAATTGTTTTGTCGGCTGCGCACGCCTGGAAAACCGAAATCGACAGCCTGTTGAGACGGATTGAAAGGTACTGAGCTGATGACCACAACCGCCAGGATCACTTTCCGATGGGCCGATCGTAATCGCATCGGTGAGCCTCAGCCTATTTGCCGGCACGATATCACCTGGACTGCGGACGATGGTAAGACCTTGGCCATGCTCTCGGACGCGCAGTCACAGCCTCAACCGCGGTCACAGCCTCTCGATCCGTTCAAACCGCAGCTAATCGAGCTGCCCAAACCGTACATTCACGCCACGCTGCTGACAGAGACACGCCTGCACTGGAAGGATGTGCTGACTCTGGGCCTTCTGACTGCGGTTTCGCTCGCCGGAGCTGGTCTTATCCTTTGGGGATTCATGGGCCTTTGCCAGTGGATCGGGGGTAAGTCGCTGTGAGCACTTCTGTGGACACCATCCTTTGGCTTTCATTCTTCGCTGGCAGCCTCGTAGGGCTCTTTACCGGATTTTGGATCACTACCGCATGGATTGCTCGCCACGACCGCCGCAGCGCCGCTCGTATTCTCGGTCTGATGCCCCGGATAGGAGGGATTCAACCACCTTCGGCCGTGCCGAACCCTGAGAGCAGACTGTAAATCTCGAACCTGATATTTTCGTCACGGAGATCTGAAATGAAAATCGATTTAGAAGAAACAGAAATCAGGCCGTGTCCGCTCTGCGGCGGTCCAGCCTTCCTGCACTCGAGCGATCGTCTCTTTTGGGTCAAGTGTGATGATCTGCAATGCGGGTGTACGTTTAACTCAACGAAGGAGCAGCCCAAAGCATTGTCGCATTGGAACCGGCGAGCATAACTGATGCGCCCTGTCAACGACGATGAAGTTCTCGAAGCCCTGGACCGGCGCATGGCCGGCCATGGCAACGGCGAGCGCACAGCGCGGGAACTAGGTGTTGAGTCGGCGCACCTGAGAGCGATGAGATCAGGGAATCAGGCGATCAGCGCAAAGGTCGCGGTTGGGCTTGGGTTCGAGTTGCGCTGGGTTCGGAAGGGTGGCAAATGATGACTGAAGGCGAGCGTTTGGCAGCAAGCGGTTACAGAGCGGTCTCAAATAAGTACCGTATGATCGCGCGTTTAGATCGTCCCGATTGGCTGGAGCACATGGCTCGTCAGTACACGCCGTGGTCGTTTGAAGAGGGTATGCGCTGGGCAACAGGTCTCGGCGAAGGAGCCGCCGACCATTACCGTCGCGTATATTCCAAAGATGTTTTGGAAAACATTTCGATCGAGGATTACAACACCGTTCGACGCTCTGGCGGCGCAAGCCACGGATGGGGGAGATTGACGGAATATCTACCAGTCATTGAGAAAGTTGAAGCACCACAGTGAAACCTGATTACGTTCTCGGTGTGGACCCAGGGCTCTCCGGCGCTCTCTGCCTGTTGCGGATCTCCGACAGGCAGATCAGCCTTTTCGATATGCCTGTGACCGATGGTCGTGTCGACCCTGCGAAGCTGGCCGGCATCGTCGAGATGTGCAAGATGCAAGGCTCTATCGTCGCCGCGGTCGAGAACGTAAGCAGCATGCCCCGGCAGGCCGGAGCATTCAATTTCGGTCGCAGCGCCGGCGTGGTGCATGGGGTGCTGGGTGCCATGGGGGTTCCGATGGAACTGGTCAGCCCGAATGTTTGGAAGGGCGCGATGGGCCTGAGAAAGTTAGCTGGTGAGACACAGGACGCCAACAAGACGCGGGCTCGGGAGCTGGCGAGTAAGTTGTGGCCGTCGAATGCGGCTGAGTTCAAAAGAGTGAAAGATGATGGGCGAGCTGAAGCTGCGCTGCTAGCCCGTCAGTACGTGAACAGTAAGGGGTGGTGACATGGCCAAGTTCTTGATTGAATACCGTGATCCAGTGACCGGAGATTGGAAACAGGAGATGGTGAAATTCTCCGACTCCGCAAACATTCTAGCAAAAGACTGGGCTGAGGATTACGCTTATACCTTAGCAGATAAAGACGAACACAAAGTCACGGAGATAGTACGGCAATGAAGAAAGCTGAATTGAGATTGCGAACGCTGGAACGATCTCGTCTGCGCTTGAAAAAAGCTGAGGAAGATTTTGTTGCCGCAGTTCGTTATGCGTATCCGGTCGGCACGCTCATCCGTTACACCACTTCCGGTTATGACGCTTTGTACCGAGTGCTGGAGTATGCGCCGTACAGTTCACGGATGAAGGTTAAACGTGCCTATCAGCAAAACGGAACGATCCGCTGGCTCGACGGCGCGTCTATGTACGTTGATTTTTATCAGGAAGGTGCTGACAATCGATGACCTGGACACGCGGCACTCCTTTTTCTCGTTACAGCGTTGTCAGTCACAACGGCCTGTGGGCGACGCCTTCGCTTTCAGGTCGTAGTCTCCTGTTCGCTTGTCGTACTTGGCAGCGTACTCTCAAATACGCAATGTGTAGATCCGCTGGCTGTACGCATCGCGAAGCCTTGGCCATGGTTCGTAGTCCTTTTACGAGGATTATCAAGTGAGTCTTTACCGTGCGCCCCTTATAACTCCGTTCGATTATCAAATCGATGGCGCAGAATGGCTGAAGATTTGCATCCAGGCTCTTTTAGCTGACGTGCCAGGCGTGGGCAAGACGGGGACCGCGATCCGAGGTGTTGATCTTGTGGGTGCCACAAACATACTCGTGGTATGTCCTGCGAGCACGCGCGTCCAATGGGCCAGGGAGTTCGAGCGGTTCAGTCCGATGGATCGGCCCCTTCAGATTTGTATGCCCGGCGATACTCCGCGAACTTTCGGAGTCGTGATTATCTTTTACGACGCTGTGGTCAAGCATCTCGGTTTGCTCATGTCGGTCCAGTGGGACGTTCTGATAATTGACGAAGCTCACGCACTAAAATCCAGGTATGTGGTTTCTAAAAACACCAGCGGTTATCGAACCCGCGCTATTTATGGCTCTGGCAAGCGGTACGCTGGGCTCATCACAAAGGCCACCCGCACTTGGAGATTGACTGGAACGCCGGCATTGAACCATGCGGGAGAACTCTGGACCCATGTTAGATCGGCTGGGCTCACCGATATGCCTTATCAGGACTGGTTGTATTTTTTCTGCGAAGGATTTGATAGTGAGCACGGTTTCAGATTTTCTAAACATAAACATGTCGAAGAACTTCATAAAATCTTAGAGCCCTTCATGCTTCGTCGTTCAAAAGCAGAGGTCCAGCCTGATCTCAAAGAGCCGATGTTCGAGACTATCACGGTTCCGCGATCCGACGCAGCGATGGCGCCTGAGTTTCTAGCGATGCTTCCACAGATGACGCAAGCTGACGCTCAACTTCAGGAAGCGCTCAGCGGCGACGACAACTCTCAGCTTGCCACTCTTGAATCTATGGCCAGCAGTTTGACCACTCTCCGTCGCTACACTCTGATGGCAAAACTCCCCGCGATTGTTGACGCCATAGTAGAAGATCTTACTACCAACCAAATATCCAAGCTCGTCGTCTTCGGTATTCACAAAATCGGTATCAAATGGCTGACTGAAAAATTGAAATTATTTAACCCTCTTACCATCACCGGCGATACTCTTGCAGAGAAGCGCCAGCCCAACATCGATCGGTTCCAATCTGATCCAACTGTGAGACTCATACTCGGTAACATAGCTGCTATGGGAACCGGTGTTGATGGGCTGCAGAACGTCTGTGACGAGGCAATATTCTGCGAACAAGATTGGGTTCCAAGTTTGAATGCCCAAGCTGTCATGCGTCTCTGTCGCATCGGTCAGCGGAATCCTGTCCGCGCTCGAATCTTCAGTTTGTACGGGAGTGTCGACGAACACGTTCAGGATGTCTTGACGAAAAAAATGCGCGAATTGGCGAAGATATTATGACTTGAAATTTTTCCAATTTTTCCTCTCGACAAACTCCAGATAGTGACGTACAGTTATTTCACAATTTCAACCCGCAACACTTAGCCACTGAAAGGCAACCCAAAAATGAACATCCAATTTGACACTGCTTCTATGAACCCAAGTGAGGCACAAGCCCTCCTTGTATTCCTGTCCACTCTCTACGGTCAGCCTTCCCAGCCCAGTCTCGCGCCAGCCCCCACCACGTTCCACGAACAACTCAAGGCAAGCGTCGAGCAAACTGCTGGTCCCGTCCTTGTCGAGCCTACCACCGAAGCCACAACAAAGCGCACTCGCCGCACCAAGGAACAGATCGCTGCAGACGAGGCGGCCAAGGCCGCAGCACCTCCCACAGTCGGTGATCAACTCGCCGCCGCCGAAGCTGCACGGAAGGCTGCCGCTGAGACTGCTCGTAAAGCCGAAGCTGCCCAACCCATCAACGGCGCAACCAAGATCGACGCGGATCAGCTACGCGCCCTGCTGAACGGTTACATCGCGCGTCACAGCATGGAAGACGCGATCGAGAAACTGCGCGCTTTTGGATGCAACCGCGTCACCGAGGCTCTCGCTCTGGAGTCCGACAAGCTGAGCCAGCTTGCAGCTACGCTCAATGGGTAGCAGCGAGCACACTCAAGGACCGTGGACTGTTCTTCTCCGTGGCGAGCGCGGCACATTTCATGTAGTCGAAGCGCAAAAGCACGAGGCGGAGCACACCGATGATGGTGTTGACGGATATACCGTTTCTAAAGCCAACGCCAACCTCATCGCGGCATCACCTGAGATGTATGCGGCGCTAACCAAAATCAGAGATCGTCGCAGCTTGGGCGGTAGGCGCTCTCGCCAAAGCTGAAGGAAAGGCGGTTTTCAATGGCTAATTTTACACCAGGGCCATGGAGTATTCGCGTTGACGGAACCAATACAGGCCGCGGACCAGAAGTTTTCAAGGACCAACCTTACTACGACGATGATTCTGAATTGATCATCGCTGAGTGCGGTACAACGGAGATCCGTGATGGGCTTTACTCAGGCGGATCTCATAAATGGAAGCGGACGGATGACGCTGATATAAAGGATGCAAATGCCAATCTTATCGCAGCGGCGCCAGAAATGTATGCGGCGCTAAAAACTTTCGTCGATGCCGATTCGTGCAACCCTTTGCTGATCGCTGAATTTACTACTATGGCGATGGAAGCACTCGCCAAAGCGGAAGGAAAGTCCAATGGGTAGCCCATCTCTCCATTCCAAACTACCTCCGTCGGGGGCAGACCGCTGGATGACCTGCCCCGGTTCGATTGTGCTCTCTGAAGGCATGCCCGAGTCCGAATCCGAATACGCTGACGAAGGCACCAGAGCCCATGCCTACGCACAGAAATGGCTGCTGCTTCACTTCGCGCAACACGGTGCGACTCCAAGTCCAACCCCCGGTGAGGAAGTCGAGATCCATAAGCACGTCAAGATCTACGTCGATGAGTGCATCCGCGTCAAAGGTCCGAAGGTATACGTGGAAAAGCAGGTTGCAGTCAACACGGACGTCTACGGCACTGCGGACTTCATCACCTGGCACCCGGATTCGCACACTCTCTACGTGCGCGATCTGAAGTACGGCGCCGGCGTGGTCGTTAATGTGGAGCGCAACATCCAGCTCCGCATTTACGCCCTGGCGACGCTGCTCACAATGAAACTGCCGGCGCGGACGATCAACATTGGTATCGTGCAGCCCAGGTACGATCATCCGGACGGATTCATTCGCAGTGTGGATTTTGACGTTGCGGATCTTCTGGACCTGCACGCGGATGTATTGGACGCAGTTGGTAGAGCCGAATTGGCTGAGACAGCTAAAGGCTCGAAGGGTTGGGAAGACAACTTTCTCAAACCTTCTGAAAAAGGATGCCGGTGGTGCGCTGCATCTCCCAAATGCCCCGCGATCAAAAACCGGGCTCAGGCTCTGGCCAAGCAGGTGTTTGCTGAGCCTACAATCCTGTCTCCTGACAAAGCTCTAGCTAAGCCAGCATACGATCCGCTCGCTCTCGCTCGCGCTCTCGACTTCATGCCGATCCTCGAAGCGTGGATCAAAAATACTCGCGAGTTTGCTTATGGCGAGGCTGAAAAGGGCATCGAGATTCCTGACTACAAGCTGGTGGACAAACAGGCCATCCGCAAGTGGAAAGAGGATACTTCACGAGCCGACATCTCGCCTCAACTGGTGAAGGCCTTGGGTTGCAGTCCGTTCGAAATTTGGGAGCAACCCACACTGATCGGTATCGGTGATGCTGAGAAACTCGCTCCCGGCAAGAACGCCAAAGAACGCGCCGCTGTGCTTGAGCCGTTTGTCGAAAAGAAATCCAGCGGCCACACTTTGGTGCATGTTTCAGACAAGCGCGATCCGGTGAGGATCGATGCGAAGGCAGCGTTTGCCGAGACAACTTTAGCGGGGATACTGGAATGAAACTGTTTGAATTAACGCCGGAGACTCAGATGCATATTTTACGAGCTTTAGAAGGCATCGTCGAGATTGGGAAGAGGGATCTGAGTAACCCGAAGTACGACGAGTATTTCACTGACGCCTGTCAAGCACTACGTGAGGCGAAAGACGAGATACTTCCTCAGCTTTTCAATTCGTAAGGCCCTGAGCACCGCGCTCCTAAGCCAACCGACAACCACAACTCTCAACCGACAAAAAGGAGCACCACCAATGCCAGCAGATAACCTGATCACGCCTGAGTTCCGCGCTGCATTCATCAGCGTCTTCCGCGCCACCGCAATGAAAAATGCGGATGGTTCTACCAGCAAGCCGAAGTTCTCAATCCGCGCCGCGTTCCCGCCCAAGGCGGATCTGAGCGCGCTCAAGAAGGAAGCGCACGCCGCCGCCACAGAAAAATGGGGCGACAAAATCCCCAAGACCCTGCGCTCTCCGTTCCGCATCAACGAAGAGCTCGAAGCTCCCATCGTCGGCATCGGGGACGACTGGGTGATTATGTCCTTCTCCGCAAACGAGGATCGTCGCCCCGGTATCGTCGACAACAAGCTGCAAGATATCATCGACGACGCGGATGTGTACTCCGGCGCATGGTACCGCTGCCAGGTGCGTGCCTTCGCTTACGACACCGCCGGCAACAAGGGCGTCAGCTTCGGCCTGCAGAATGTGCAGAAGCTGCGCGACGACGATCCCCTGGGCAACGGCCGCATTCCCGCATCCAAGGCCTTCGAGCCCGTCGACGTGCCCGCCGGGGCATCGAACGGGAAGACTGCAACGTCGATCTTTGGATGAGTTGTAGTTGGGGTTAGGGGAGGTGTACAGCCTCCCCACTTTTTTGCAGTCTGCATGATTTTTGAGGGCTAAATGAGCACGACCCACCAATCTCAGCTTGCTCCTGCCGACAACAAATTCCATCAAGGCAACGGTGACGACGGCAAGCATTACTGGCTTACTCCCCCCGATCTTTACGCAGCGCTTGATGCGGAATTCCATTTTGATTTCGATCCATGTCCGTTTCCGTTGCCTGACGGTTTTGATGGATTGACCTGCGAATGGGGTCAGTCGAGTTACGTCAATCCTCCATTTGGATCGATTGTTCATCAAGGTAAGAAAAAAGGACCGACAGCTTGGGTTCGAAAAGCTATCGAAGAACAACAAAAAGGAAAAAGAGTTGTGTTGGTCTATTCAGTTGACAAATGGGTACTCATGATTTTGTCAGCTATCGGAACGAAAGTTCGCAATCTCGGGGACGTACGTTGGCATTCTATTGAAGATGGAAGTGCTGGAAAAGGCACAGGCAGACACATCGCGGCTTTCATTTTGGAGCCAAAATGACGCAATCGTGGGGCTTGGACTTTGAGAGTTTTTCTCGAATAGACCTGAAAAAATCAGGCTTGCACAACTACGCGACCGACGAGTCCACAGGCGTGCATTGCATGTCCTACGGCCCCGATCCAGAGCACATTAAGACCTGGGTCGAGGGTGAGCCTTTTCCAAAAGACCTATTTGTTCACATCGAATCCGGCGGCATTGTCACCGCTTGGAACGCCGCCTTTGAACTGGCGATCTGGAATCTCTGCTGCGTTCCAAAATACAATTGGCTTCCTCTCCCTATCTCTCAGGTCCGCTGTTCCATGGTGCGGGCCTACGCGATGGCCCTGCCGGGCGCTCTGGAGGATGCTGCGCCGGCGCTCGGTGTAGACCAGCGCAAGGACGCCGAGGGCCATAGGATCATGCTGCAACTGTCCAAGCCCAAGAAAGACGGCACGATGTGGCGCCGCGACGTCGAGAGCCTCGACAAATTCATGCGGGTTTATGAGTACAACCGGCAGGACGTGAGGACGGAACTTTCCTGTCTCGAGCGGTTGATGGAATTGTCCCCGTCCGAATGCGCCCTGTGGGAACTCGACTACAAGATCAACAACCGCGGCGTGATGTGCGACCTCGCCAGTGCCGATAAAGCGATCGCGATCATCCAGTCCGAACAGAAGCGGCTCAACGCCGAGATGCTTCGTGTGACCGATGGTGTGGTCGGATCCTGCAACGAAGTGCAGGTGCTCGGCAAGTGGATCGCTGCGCAAGGCGTTCAGATGGACGGCCTGGCCAAGGCGGATGTGATCGATGCGTTAGCAGGAATTAAAGAAGAGGAGCTTAGTTCTGAAGAGAGCGACTCGGTGTTCATATTGACATCGAAGATTCCGCCGCTTCCTCCCGCAGTGCGCCGCGCTCTTGAACTCCGTCAGGAGGCTGCCAAGAGCAGTACGGCGAAGCTGGTCACCATGCGGGAGAAAGCGTCTACTGACGGCCGCATGCGCAACCTACATCAGTTCCACGCTGCGTCTACTGGCCGTTGGGCTGGCCGTGGGTTCCAGAGTCAGAATCTTCCTCGTCCCCGCCTGGGCACCACGCAGGATGACGTGGACACCATGTTCTCGATGCTCGACGACAAAGAGATGTTCGATCTGTTCTACGGGCCGAGCATGGCTGCCGTTTCCGACTGCATTCGAGGGATGCTGGTTGCAGGTGAAGGAAATGAACTGGTCGCCTGCGATTTCTCTCAGGTGGAAGCGCGTGCGCTCCCGTGGCTCGCAGGGCAGGACAATGTGCTCGAAGTCTTTCGGACTCACGGCAAAATCTACGAACATGCGGCATCCAGCATCTATCACGTGCCCATGGAAGAGGTGAACTGGTTTCAACGACTTGTAGGTAAGGTATCGATACTCAGTTTAGGGTACGGCGGATCTGTCGGCGCGTTCCAGATGATGTCGAAAAACTACAACGTTAAGGTTCGAGACGACGAAGCCGAAGAAATCAAAACCAACTGGCGTGAGGCAAACAGAAAGACAGTCAATTACTGGTATGCTCTGGAGCGCGCGGCCCTTGATGCAATGGAATCGAACGGGGTTTTTGAAGTTGGCCCCGCTGGCCGCCGAGTGAAGTTTCGCAAGGCCGGCTCGTTCCTGTGGATGCTGCTTCCGAGCAATCGTGCTCTCTGCTATCCGTATCCAGAGATCCGCACAGTGATGACACCGTGGGGCGCTGAAAAAGAAGCGTTGACGTTTATGACCGTAGTGGATCAGACTCAGAAAAAGAAAGCGAAAACTCTCCCTGATCCGAACAGCCGCGGCAGG